CTGGTCAATATTCATAAGATAAATACGACCAGTCTCTGCCCTTTCCTTCAGGAGATCCAGAATGAGTTCTTGAGCTCCAATAGTTTTTCGTGGAATAGAGAGATCTCGTTCGTAATCCACATATAGATCGTCAAAATTATCAGTTCCGAAAGCATCATACAGACCAGGCACGTCGTGTGGCGAGAAGAGTGTGATTTCTCCATCTTGGATAAAGCGTTCATAGAACAGTTTAGAGATTTGGATAGAGTAGTCTAACTTACGGACACGATTATCTTCAGTTCCTTTATTATTCTTTAATACAATAATGTCCTCTATTTCTTGGTGCCAGATTGGGAAGTGGACAGTTGCTGATCCACCACGGATGCCATTTTGAGTACAGCATCGGACAGTTGCTTCAAACTTTTTGAGGAATGGGACAACACCTGTGTGCTGAACTTCTCCGCCTCTGATTTTGCTGTTGATGCCACGGATGCGACCTGCGTTGATACCGATGCCCGCCCTTTGTGAAACATACCTGCCGATAGCCATATCAGAACTAAAGATGCTATCGAGGGTGTCATCAACATCAACAAGAACACAGCTAGCAAATTGTCGAAGTGGAGTTCTAACCCCTGCCATGATAGGTGTGGGAATGTTGATTTTGTGTTTGGAGATTGCGTCATAGTACCTCCTTACATATGACATTCTAGTTTCTTTTGGATACCCTGCAAAAATTGTCAGGGCAATCATCATGTACATAAACTGTGGTGTTTCATACACTACCCCACTACTTCTATCTTGCACAAGGTATTTGTCAACGACTTGACGTAGACCTGCATAAGTGAATAAGAAGTCACGATTATGATCAATAAAGTGATCTGCTTTAGCAAGTTCTTCTTCAGTATAATTATCAAAGATTTCCGAATCATATACATTTCTATTCACACATTTGGTAATGTGATCATTAAGTGATGGAAATTCTCTCATTCTACCGTAAATACTTTTACGAATAGAGAATAATAACAATCTAGCAGCAACGAATTGATAATTTGGATGATCAAGATCAATCAAATCACTTGCACTACGAATAAGAATTTCTTGGATCTCTGCTGTGGTAATGCCATCATAAAATTGAATGCCAGACTGCATCTCAACTTGAGAGGCAGAAACTCCAGCAAGATCTTTACATGCTTCATCAACCATAACATGCATTTTATCGAGATTAATATTCTCGATAGATCCATCTCTTTTTTTAACCTTTAAACCGTTGCTCATATTTTTTTCCAGTTAGTAAATTTAAGTTTTGCCTGTAATCCACTATAGGTATTTAATTCTACCATCTTCTGAACATTATGTCCAGATAAAATCATGTCATTAATATCTTTATCCTTTATTGTTGTAGGCCAAATTACAACTCTTTCACCTCGGTCAATTGTTTTGGAGATTCTAGATACAATTTCTGCATTTCGTGGTTCGTTATCATACACCCAAACAGGATTGTTAACATTCCACTTATTAAGATCACCATCAGCTCCACAAAGAGCAATCGCGTTTGAAATGAAAGTGGAATCGAAGGGACCTTCAGTGACATAAATTGTTTCATAATTTTTAATATTATCTAAACCATAAATTTTTGGTGCATCATCATCAATCATGATGGTAATATATTTAACCTTGTTTGAACCTAGTGCTCTTCCTTGAAATCCAACAAATTTATTTTGATAATGAATTGGGATAATAATCCTAGGTTCATCATATTCTAAACTTTTTTTATCAAAAGTATGAACTAATGAATTTGTCCATTCTTTGAATTTATCCACATAATAAAATTTATCTGGATTCAGTTTTCTACGTTCGAGATAAATTTTTGCCGTGGAATTAGAAGATGCTTTGGGAATATTAAGTTCTTCTGGTTTTTCTTTTTTACTGAAAGTAGGACTTTTAAATTCAAATTTTGGCGTATCAACAACAAAATTTTTACCAGTATGCCCCTCTTTAAATTTTTCTAAAATATATTGTTTATGAATTTCAGGATCAATAGTTTTCAAAAAATTATTAAAAGATAAACTAGATCCACAATTATGACACTTATAGTTTGTATTATTTTTTACTGAGTATAGATATCCTCTAGCCTTTATTCTAGATTTATGAGAATCACCACAAATAGGGCAGCGAAAGTTGTAGAGATCTGCTTTAACCCTTTTAAATTTTTGTAGTCTTGGTGATACCAATCCTATGAATTTCACATCAACAAAATCCATTTTTCATAATCTAGGTTTAACCATGGTAACACTAGTACCTCGTAGTGTCAATTGATTTTTCAAACGACTGATAGGACATTATACTTGTCCATTTTATAACAGAATTAGTAACTTTTTGAAGATAATATAATGATTTTATTTTCTTCAATTTGATTTCAGTTTTAGTCATGGCGTTTTGCGCCGATTTAAATATATTTATTTTTTTATTTGTTCAACTGTGACTGTTTCTGGAATAATAAGAGTTCTTACAGTAGGGATCATACCAACTATTATTAGTAATGCACTTACTATTGCAGCAAATTGCCATCTAAATTTTTTTAAATCTTCTACTACTTTTTCAAGATTTTCTATTCTAGCTACAACTGTCTTGTGATCTTGTTTATTTTCTTCTTTTAGATTATCAATCATTCTCACAATAAGATCATCAGTTTTTATACTTTGCTCAATTCTTTCATCATGCTTTGCAAGAATTGTGGCAATGCGGGAATTGCCTTCTGAAATCTTATCCACAGCAGTCTCTAACTTTGATAGCATTTCGCGGGATAAATCTTCATAGATGTTGAGTTTGGATTCAAGAACCGCTAATTTTGATTCTTGTGAGAACATTGTTATTTTCCTTTATCGTTAAAGTAATCTAACCAGTTTTTACGAGATTTTTGTCCACCATAAATGTACCTCTTTTGTATTTTTTTACTTCCTAACATTTTATCTTTTCCAGCAACAGGACCTTCTGCTGGAGATTTAGTCGAAAAACCACTACCAGTTCCTGGTGCATTAGCAACCATCATTTCTCTAAGTATTTCAATTACTTTATCAACACTTCTCATCTTTGTAAACCTTCTGTAGTTCTGCTAAACAATTAACATCAACAGGAACATCATGGATATAACATTTTGGATATTGTGGTAATCTATTCAAAAATATAACAAAAGTTTTCATTACAGACCACAAATCACGCTCTATTTTATAGAAAAGCATTGGAGTTGTAGCTTCACCAAAAATATTATAGAGAATAGTGAAATGATTTATTAAAAGATGTGTTTTTAGTTGTCCACTATTTTTATACCTTTTCAATAATCTTTTAATGTATTTAAAATGGTTCAAATCCCTATCAAAATCCTCTTTAGTTACTGCTTGAGGATTTTCATAATGTTTAATGGCAAATAATAAAAAATTATCTTCATTCAGTTCATTAAAAAACATATACTATTATGCTAATGGATTTCCGTCGTAAATTGGAGTGTTGCCAGTTGTAATTCCAGACATAGCAACAAGAGTTTCTTTTTTAACTCTTAAGGACCCAGAACTATCAACATAAGTGACAATACCAACCCATCCTTCATGAGTTAATTCATATGAAGTGGTTTGTGCTGCGGTTGTTCCACCGTCAGCAACACCATAAACATAGGTATCACCACTAGTATTTGCAGTATTGTAGTGTGGATCTAAAACTGTATATTTTGGTGCTTCAGTGATTTGGAAAGAAGTTCCTGCAATAGCAACACCACTTAAACCTGCAGTTGAAGCAATTGATAATTGAATTGTGCTAGCAATTGAAACAATAACTGCTTCACCAAAATAAACACCAGCACCAGCAACACCAGTATATGCACCAAATTTGATTACATCACCTGTAGCAGCAGCACCTACTTGACCGAAAGTAGTGCCAGTTCCAGTGACGACAAGTGTTGAATAATCTAATGATACTGTACCACCAGCACCTTTAGCGTCATTATTTCCCCAGAGTGCCATGTTTTTTCTTCCGTAAAATTATTTGCTATGAAATATTTATAAAAAAGGAGACCCTACTTTCGATCTCCTTTGCGTAAGATAACTCTTAAAAAATCAATTATAAAACACAAAATACTATTCTCTTTAATATTTTGATTTCTACCTATCCATTCAGATAAAGCAAGAAGAAACCCAAGAAGAACAGTTACTCCCCAATTAGTTACTAAACAAGTAATCATGCCTGTGGAGTAAAGAGTTTATCCTTAACCAACTCAAGAACTACATCATCAATACTATTATCAGTGGACTTCACATACTTAGTTAAAAGCTCAATAACAAGATTTTTAACTGCAGGATGAGTTGCAATCGAAATAAGAACTGGTTTTACAACCGCTACTACTGCCCCCATGATGTCCTCCGTGTGAAGAGTATCCTAGCCTATTTATCAATCAAATCTCGAAGACATGTTATCTTGTGCTCTTTGAGCATCAGCACGACGCTTTGCCACTTTTTGTGCTGGAGATACAGGTCCACCATACTCACCTGCCTTAGGTGGTTTCTTACCAGGAACTTTCTTTTGTCCTCTTGGTTGAACACCCGCTCTACCAGCACCCATACTCTTCAATACAGTTCTCATTGCTTTTGAACCACTATCACTTCCACCATATTTTCCGCCAGAAGATGTTGGTTTTCCAGTTCTCGAATCCTTCCCAGTCTCTTTTTCATAACGATTTAATTCGGAAACATCATCACCACCCATCTCAAAAGAATCTCCAATATTAGTTACACCAGATCTGATTGCTTGTGTCTGTGCCTGCTGAAGATTTTTTCTAGCAGATAAAATTTTATTCAATTTTGCTTGAGCATTTTTAGTTTGCTTTTGCTCAGTATCTTGCTGTTTTCCAGTAACATTGTTTCCTTGTTGCCCAGTTACTGTAGAAATTGCCTCATCAACTTTTTTTGCAATCTTATGTGCTTTATTAATTGTAGATTTTTTCAATGGTGGAGTATCACCAGTAGACTTCATTGCTGCTGCCATACCGATAGCATAAGGATTTTTTGCTTCTTCTGGAACACAATTAGGAACTTCTTTACCACCTTTCTTTTTTGTTCCTACCATTTGATATCCTTTCCAGCAAGGATCTTCACCTTTCATCTTCTTTGCTTCATTTTGAAGATGATCTGCTGCTTTATATCCTTTATGACCTGCCTTATAGTTTTGCCATGCTTTAGTATTCGCCTTTTTATCAGAGGCAGTAACAGTCATTCTGGTATCTTTTGGTTCTGGTTTTTCACCACCATAAACCGCTTCACCAACTACTGCTTTCTTTACCTTTTTAGCAGCAATACCCGTTGCCTTAACTCCAGAAGCAACACCTTTACCAAACTCAGATGCACCCTTGGCTGCAACCTTTACTGCTTTACCTGCGGTTGCAGTCGCTGCCTTATGACGCTCCATGCCTTGTTGATATGCCTTAACAGCACCAAGAACACCCTTAGCAATTCTATCTTTTAGTGGTTTTTTGGATGGTTGAGATGCCTTTGCTTTCTCTACTGCCTTTTTACCTTTATCAGTAGTTACTTTTTTAGCAACCGAGGATTGACTTCTAAGAGCAGCAGTCATTCCAGATGGACGATCATCAGACTTATCTCTTGCTGCCTTTTCTTTCTGCTTTGCTCTAATAGCAGATGCTTTCGCACCACCCTTTAAACTACCAATTGACTTTCCAGACTTAGTAACTGGCTCAATACGTCCGCTTCTTCTTGCTTCAGTTAATTCATAATCTTCTGCAACATAGAAAACAAAATCAGTAAATTTTTCCAATCCAAGTTCTTCAATAACAATTTCCAAACCTTCTTCATTCAAACCTTGATTGAAGAAATATTGTGTTGCAGTGTCAACAGTTTCAAGTATATAATTTTCATCAATCTCTTCAACACCAATTAGTTCTGCACCAAGTAAAGTCATTGCTTCTTTCAATGGTGGGTTAATTACAATCTTATTATTTACTTTTTTTTCAGAGATTTTTTTGTCAGCAGTTTGCTTATCTAAAACATCCATAACTTCACTGAGATCATCTCTCCATGAAGAATATTCTTCTTTTACACCGTAAGATTTTTTAGTGATAGACTTTTTAATTGCTTTATCTCTTGACCCTTTCCACTCATCAGTACCACTCTCTACTTTACCATCACCATCATAATCTTTTTTCGCCTTCTTTTCTGGTTTTTTATGTTGAAGAGCAGATGCTGTTTGTTCTCCCTTCTGCTTTTCACCTTCATAAGGAGTTCCGTAAGCAGTTCCAACAACTGATTGAATTTGGGGATTTTTTCTCAATTCATGCTTCTTTTTAAGATCAGCATAACGACGATATGGTTTACCAAACCCCTTTGCAGGAGTAACTAAAACCATATCTTTCTTTTTTCCTTTATTTTCATCCTCATCCAATTCAAATTCTTCTTTTTTAACTCCACCAAAAATCATATTTTTAGCGAGTTCTTTAACAGGTGCAGATGCAGATGAATTTTGAAGAACTTGAGACCATGCTCTTTCCAATGGAATATCTTCTCTTCTTGCTTTGTAGCGAGTATCGTAAGCAAGTTGTCTTGCTTGCTTCTTAAGATTATCTTCTCCTCCCCCATCACTGCCACCACCACTCTCAGAAGATGGTGCTTCCTTTTTTCCCATCTGGGGTTTAATTTTTGCTTCCATCTCCATCAAATAAACTTGATGAAGATCAGTAATAACGTGGTGTAATTTAGACATTCCTCTAATTTCTACTTTTTACTTTATACTTATTTATGAAATTAATACCATATGGTTTTTGACCTTGCACCAAGTATTCCTTATTGGTATTCAATGCGCCTGGAGTTAATTTAGAAATATTCTTAAAATATCCAGTCGTCCCAACCAATGTATTCGGTTTACCTGGTGCCCTCATCTCACTATCAACTTTAACTTCCGTATATTCAACTACATCCTTTATCCAAGATTTAAACATTTGATCGTCTTCAGTGACACATATCAAATAATTAGTACCTCGTCTTATAATTTTACCAACTAACCCAGTATTAATATTTTCAACTACTTCGTTTTGTTTAAATATTTCACCCGAAATATATCTCTCACGCAAATCTCTTTCGTATTCAATACTTTCTCTAGTAGACTTTTTAGCAGCCTGTTGAGTATATGCAATTTGTTGATTTCTTTGCGTTCTTACTTGAGGAGGATCTTTTTGGGCAAGAACTTGATTTTGATTATAAAACTTTAATCTACCACCGTCATTTTTAGCAATAAATTCTCCCGTCTTTTTATCATGATATCCACCATGCCCATCTGGCACGAGACCCAACCTCTTGCTTTGAATCGTTGCAAGAGATCTAGTAGTTTCATCTATAAACTGAGAAAAACTTTTCATAATTGTCTTGATATACTAATATTTATTACTTTAAGCAGCTCTTGAAATTAATTCAGATAAAAACTGTTCTTTTTCCAGATATTGTCTGTAATATATTTCCCCATTAGATTTTTGCTCATATTTTGACCTTATAGTTATTAATTTCTTTCTTGTCAATTTTTCATTGATTGTAATCGCAGGTAATGTTTGATCATCACCACTAGAATAAGTATCATATTCTACATAAAAATCATATTGAGACATAAGATCTGGAAGATTTTTAAAGTTATATATTCTAACATCACCAGATCCAATTTGAACTAACTCAACATTATCTTCATTTAAAGTTGCATAGTATTTTATACCTTACCCAATTTTTCAAATAAACTTTTTTTAGTTCTATCAGTCTTTATTAAATCATTTAGTCTATCTCGAATTTCAGAATAAACTAATACAAATGCCTGATCTGTTTTTTTATCTTCTATTAACAATTTTTCATACTTAGTCTTTAATATATCAATATTAATATCAAATAATTCGCTAAAAAATTCTTTAATTGAATCAAATTTAACGCCACCTTTTTGACCAAATTGTTTTACGTCATCACTCTTTAAGGATGCCTTTATATCAATATTTCTAAGTTTACCTTTATGATCTGTTAATTTGACATCAATATCAACTTTAGTATTTTTTGATGCAACTCCCTTTGCTTCTATTTCTATCTTATCATATCTACCATTCAAATATATTAATTTTGCCCATCTTGAAACTTTTTGATTATTAGCATACTTTACTGCGCCTTTAACATATCCATCTAAATCTTTTTTATTTTCCCTAGATCCAAATAAAAAATCAATATTTGCAGATGCAAGTTCAACATATAATTTAACATCATCTTCAATACTTATACCTTTATTTTGAGATTTTAAGTTGACTGTAGTAGAAAAACTTTTTCTGCCTGCTATTGGAGTTTTTCCACTACTATGCATTTTATCAATCATATCATAAACATCGTTTGATGTTATTGGCGTCTCTTTATTCACAAATCTACAGGCTATTGCAGCAGCAAATACACCCTCAGCAACATTACCTAAATTATAATCAGTTCTAGTCTCAGTTTTTACATTTAGAACTATATTGTTTATTGAAATTTCTTTTTTCGGTCCACTTGAAAAGTAAGTAACATTAACCTTTTTAGTTCCCTTATTAAATTTACTATCCAGATAATTTCGTATATTCTCGGATGTTTGATGCACATTAACATCATCTGGTAAAATTATATCTGCTTTACGTCCACCAATTACTGGAGCATTTACAGTCATAATCCTACCAAGTTTATATGTCTTCCTATCTCTTTGAGATATACCTTCTATAAGAGATTTTACAATTTGTAAATTTATTACCACAATTGAATGCGTTTATTTACATGTATTTAGAATGCCCAAAAGAGGACTTGAACCTCCACAGATATATCTACAGGAACCTAAACCCTGCGCGTCTACCAATTCCGCCATTTGGGCATTATTCGCTATTTGCAAATAGCGAATGGAGAATAGCGGACTTGAACCGCTGACATCCTGCTTGCAAAGCAGGCGCTCTACCAACTGAGCTAATTCCCCAGATGGATTAAGTGTGATATGCCTCAAGGACATTCAGGGACTTAACCTCTATCATAGTATATAGTATAAAACCCCCCAACTAAAAAGTCAAGGGGTTAAATCAATAATTAAAGATCCCCTTCCACCCTATTTTCAGAACGATAAACATCAAAAGTTCCTTCAGGATAACGGGCACTCAACTTTTTATAATTTCTTTCCATAACATCTTCAAAAGAAACATCAAGTGCCATACATGCTTGAGCGGCATACCAAAGAATATCACCCAATTCAATTTTAAGATGTTCGATATTTTCTTCGGTATATGGTTTACCTTGGAAAATAATCTTCTTAACAATTTCAGTGAACTCCCCAGCTTCGGCACTCATACCAACAGCAGCAGTTAATAGACGGGGAACATCACAATCTAATGTTTCAAGTTCTGTCAGACGAGATAAGAATGCTGCATAGTCGGTACTTGCAGCACTAGTAGTTTGACGTACAAAATCAATATATTTGTTTGTATCGATGGTTGCCATAATTTTTTAATATGTTCAGTAGTATTGTATCAATATAACCAGTTTTGGTCAAGGATTAAATCGGGTATTGCCGTAATGAATTACGAAGACATCATCAGATTTAAATTTTCTCCAAGGGTCAACAACAATGCTTCTCTTAGGGATTTCACAATAGAGTTCATCATTACTACCATCATGCCAATAAGTTGTAGAGGCACTGTGGGCAAGAAGAAAAACTGCTCGACCATCAGGAGTATAATCATCTCCAGTGTATTTGTCAACATAGATGGGCGGTTTACCCATTTGAGTGCAGTAGTGCCCAACTAAGATACTATAACTTCCATCAATATAAGGAACTTTTGGTTTGTATGCTTTACCATGAATAACAATAGGTAAACCACCATCAGTATTTGCAAGTTCTACCAAACGTTCAGCAAGTTTTTTTGCTTGCATTTCACGAGATCTCATAATACCTTCAAAGAAATCGTATCCGAGTTCCAATTTTTCAGCAAGGTGACGAAGAGCAATGTTATCTCTAGGATGACAAGCACCACCATCACCCATACCAGCCTTCATGTAATGTGGACTAATGATTCTTGAAGCACCCAAACATAAGGCATTAGTAACAATATCAACATTAATATTGCGAGAATGTTCCGCAACATCTTGGATCATGTTAACAAAACTAATCTTACTGCTAATGAATGTATTATAAAAAACTTTAATACATTCACATTCATCCCAAGTTCCAACAACATATGGAGGATCATTCTCCATAATTGTCTCATAAAATTCAATTAATTGTTTAGCATCCCCAGTTTTAGTTCCGTCTTCAGTACCAATCATAACCATTTCGGGATTAACCATATCCCAAGCAACAGATCCCATTGCAATAAGATATGGATTATAAACAAAACGAGTATTATTAACTAATTGCCAGAATTGAGTTCTAGTTGTACCAGGAAGAACTGTAGAAATAAGAACCAAAAGTTGATCCTTATTCATATATTTGTTTGCTTCAATTAAACATTCTTTTACAATATCATAATTAAAGTCTTTTGGTTCCAAATCCATACATGGTTTACTACCATCATATTCTGGATCATGGGGAGTGGGTACAGCAATAAAAACAATTTCTCTACCTTCAACTGCTTCTTTAATAGAGTTTGTAATAGTAACTAAATTACTGCTGCGTTCTGAAACGTCATACCCACTTACAGTATGCCCACGAAGAACAATCTCCTCTGCACATGGCATTCCAAGTTTACCTAATCCAATAAAACCAATGTTCATAATCACTCCCTCTCAAGATCCAAAGTTACACAGTGAAAACCACCACTTAGGGTACGCTGATGCCTCATAGGAAGCATAGCACATTCTATACCAGCTTTTTCAAGAACTTTTCTGGTTGAGTGTTGATGCTCTTCAAGAGCAACTAAATTAGGATTTACACTAAACAAATTCATATTCACCCATTCTGAAGCATTATTATACCCTGGATAATATCCAATGTCTACTGGTTCTGGACACCAAATAATATCCCACCGACTAAAAGGTTCTGGAAGAACATCTCTAGATTTAATTCTACTTGGATTTGCTAAAAGTAAACCTTCACGCAAAAATGCTACGGTAGTATCAATATGCACATAACTATAAACATTTTCCAAATAATGAACTTTGTATTGAACACTAGATCCATCATTCAATATATTAGAAATTTTTCCACCACCAGATTTATTTCCACTATTAGATACAAGATATAAAATATGTTCATTGGCACGTATTGCATTGGCAGCATCAAATGCTACTATATTTTCATTTAGTGCTAAAATGTCTGGATCACCAATACAATTTTCATTGTAAAGATCATCCATATAATTACATTTTAATTCTATAATATCATTTTTAAAATGATGTGCCATTGATCTCCAATTATCTTTTCTAGATCTCAATGGCATAGGTGCAGAAATGACTTTATCACCATGAATAAAAATACAATCTCTAGGGCAAAAATTATAATATTCAGTTGGTTCTTTTTTTGGTCTTAAAACCTCAACATTTTCTTTCTTTAAAAAGTCAACAAATATTTCCAAATCTTCATTTGCTTCATCTATTACTTGTTTGGGATAAGGTCCTGTTTTAATAGTATTTTCATCTTTAATATCAGCATAATTAATAGTCCGAAGACTTTTATCCAAAGGAGGAATAGTGGCATAATCAGAAACTCCCACTATAACCTTTTTCAGTTTACCCCATTCATTAGTACTATACATCTATTAAATAATCACATTTTAAATTATTTCTACCCAATTGTCAACAATCAACTCTAATTGTCATTTTTTCATCATTCAATTTCCCATAAGTAAAGAATTCATCTAAAGTGAAATCATTTCTTTTATTGATCCACCAATAATAATAATATTTTTTACACAAATCATGATGTTTTCTATCAATTTTTACATCATATTCAGTACTACCAAGTTCTGTATTTGTAGTAATTAAAGGTATACAATATGTTCTTCCAGTGTGCCCAATAAAATAATCTACAGTAATAGAACAATCTCTAAATGTTACATCACCAACCAATCTATCTAAACAATACTTATCACCAACAGTATGTAATCTTAATATTTTTTCAGCATATTCTCTAGTAATTAAAATTGGACCAAAAAAACTCCCCCTAGTTTTAGGATGTAAAAAGAATGGAATGTATTCTTTGGTTTCAAATCCCAATTGAATACAATCCCAATCATAAGGAAGTCTCGACATCAAGTAGTCCCAATCAAAATGCCAATATCTTATTAAGTTCAAATCATAATCATCTTCCATTAAAATAACATAAGGGTCATTGGTAGTGTTTAACCATGATTTCAAAGTTTCAAAATGACTTATAGCAGTTCCTACAACATACGCAGGTATATTTTTTACTTTTCCATGAATTAAATTTCCCCATTCATTGGATTTTGAAGCCAAATATTTGGAAGTAGAAACTCTTGTATAATTTGTTATACCCCAATGTAAAAACTGTTTTTCCATATATTCCCTCCTATCCAATCTATTATCCAAATTTAAATAATAGATATGAGGTATATTTTTCAATTTATTAAATAAATCCATCACTCAAATAACCACCAACTATAGTTTTTAATTTTTCTAATCATAGAAATATCATTTGGTTTACCATAAGTGAAAAACTCATCCAATGTAGTTTTATTAGATTGATTCTCCCACCAATCATAGTACGCATTTCTACAAGCAGATATTAATTTATATTTTTTACTTTCCTTATTTAAAAATTTAGGATTAGAGGGTAGCAATGGTATAGAATAAGTTTTTCCATTATGCCCTATAAAATAATCAATGGTCCCAGAGTGACCTCCCATGTTCATATTTGCAATATAATTAGACAATTTGTATTTGCCATCAAAATGATGTAACTTTATTATTTTTTTAGCATAGTGCCTGTTAATTAAAGAAGGTCCAAAAGTGTGGCTTGGTAATATTGGATGTAGATAAAAAGGAATTATTGAGACATTTTCAAATCCCAATTGAATACAATCCCAATCATAAGGAATATTTTGCATTATGGTTTTCCAATCAAAAATCCAATGATTTATTATATCAAAATCAGTTGTATCCTTTATCAAAATAAAATATGAATCATCAGTTTCATCTAACCATTTTTTAATAAATTCAAGAACCGTCACAGAATATGCAGATACATTATAGTTTAACTTATATAATTCTAAATCTAATACCTTTTCTACAACATTATTTTCATTATACTTGGATGCAGATATTCTCTCAAAATTTGTTATACCAAATTTTGCAAATTGATCTTCAATATATTTTTTTCTATTTAAATGTTGATCATAATTTAAATAGTATATTTTAGGTATTCCAACTAATTTTTCATGTAAGTCCATATTATTCATATTCTACTAATAATTGTTCTCTTATACTTATCATCTTATTAAAAAAATATTTAGGATCGCAGTCAACAACACTCCTTTGCATCATTCCATCATTAGGTTTATTATACGTAAAAAATTCATCTAGAGTAAACTTATCACGTTCATACTTCCACCAATCATAGTAAGTATCTAAACATATTTGCATGTGTGGTCTTGGTAACCAAACATTATCCTCAAAACTACCAAAACATGGATTTAATGGAATTAATGGTAATGCATACGTTTTACCATTTTGACACAGGAAATAATCTCCAGTACCAGAAACACTTTTGTACCCTTTATGATTTTTCCAGACAGCGTTTCCTATATTATTATCTAACTTATATCTATCACCAATACAATGTAGTCTCAATAGTTTTTTAACATAATCTCTATTAAGTAAACATGGTCCCAAAGAATACTCATAATTTAATGGGTGCAAATAAAAAGGAATTATATCTGGTGATTCAAATCCCAACATAATACAATCCCAATCATAAGGAAGTCTTGACATCAAGTAATCCCAATCAAAATGCCAGTATTTAATTATTCCTAAATCATAATCATCTTCCATCAATATTAAATATTCATCATTAGTTGCATCCAACCATTCTTTTAAAAAATCAAAATGTGTTATTGCATGTGCAACAGCATAAGAAAATGAATTCGTGGTATCTCCTATTATCAAATGTTTCCACTTCTCTTTTTCCGACACTAAAAACTTTGATGCAGAAATTCTAGTAAAGTTATCCAATCCCCAATTTTTGAATTGGGTTTCCATATACTTTTTTCTATCCACCCTTTCATCAAGATTAACGTAGTAAATATGTGGTATATTTTTTAATTTATTTTCTATAATCATACATCTTATATTGTGTTGGGTTATAAACCATTAGG